GTATTAAGATCGGCAGCTCAGTCAACAGCCAACATGCCCGTGCAGAAGCTGCGGATTTTGAAGTGATGGGAACTGACAATGCAGAATTAGCTGACTGGATCAACAAGAACCTAGACTATGATCAATTGATACTGGAGTTCTACACTCCTGGTGAGCCAAACAGTGGGTGGATACATTGTAGCTATACTACTGACCAACCAAGAAAACAATTCTTACACGCATACAAATCAGAGGGAAAAACTAAATATAAGCCCGTAATTGGTTCTGCAAAAGACCTTGTCTAAAAACCCCATAGCAAAAAATCTAAGGTCTAGATTATATAAATTAAAGGTGGTATTATCAAAGAAGTTGTACAACCGCAAAAAGGAGAAGATACACACTCTCAAAGCGGCCGCTAAAAAGGAGGACTAATGGCAAAGCAAGGAACTTGTTGGGACGGATACGTTCAAAAAGGCATGAAGAAAAAAGGTAACAAGATGGTGCCTAATTGTGTGCCTGCAGGTAAAGTTATGAAAGCAGCCATGGGCAGAGCTGCATTCTCCGAAACAACATCAAAAGCACCTGGAACTAAAATGAAGCAAGAACCTTATATCGGTTCATATATGCATTCAGAATTGGCAGGTAAAAAAGTAAACAACGCGTCTTTAGTTAAATACTACGGACCTTTATTAAAGGGATTTAAAAATGGCTAGAACAGAAGGTCTGAGACCTATTGGTGAAAGTATAAGAAAAATAATTGAAAAGGTACAAAAGGAACGTGCCGAAAGAAAAAAGAAAAATAAATCAATTAGAACACAACCCAAACTACCTGGTATGAAAACAGGTGGTCTAACAGATTACTATAAAGATATATTATAATGGCTACATCAGGAACTACATCATTTGATCTAGATATAGATGATATTATTCAAGAAGGCTATCAACGTTGTGGTGTAAGAACAAATTCTGGTTATGATTTAAAATCTGCACGTACAAGTTTAAATTTGTTATTCGCAGAATGGGGAAACAGAGGTATTCATCTTTGGAAGGTTGAATTAAATGAGAAGGCATTAGTTTCAGGACAAGCTACCTATACTGTAGCATCTGACGTAAGCGATGTATTAGAAGCGTTTATATCATCAACTCTTACGGCCTCTGATAGTTCAAGCACACAAGATGTATCACTTACAAAAATCGATAGATCTGCATATGCAGCGATTCCTAATAAATTATCAACAGGAACTCCTTCACAATATTATGTAGATAGACAAACAACTCCAAAAATAAGTTTGTATCAAACACCAGATTTAAATACTTACACTGCATTGAAATATTATGTTTTAAAAAGAATTGAAGATGCAGGTGCTTACCACAATCAAGCAGATGTTGCTTATAGATTTTTGCCATGTATGGCTGCAGGATTAGGATATTATTTATCTATGAAAATTAATCCACAATTAGTGCAACAGAATAAACAAATATATGAAGATGAAATGAAAAGAGCTTTAGATGAAGACGGTCAAAGAACTTCTGTTTACATAAGTCCACAATCATTTTATCCATCAGGAGTTTAATAATGGGAACATTTGCAACAGGTAAAAGATCAAAAGCTATATCTGACAGATCAGGTATGGAATTTCCATATGAAGAAATGGTTAAAGAATGGAATGGATCTCTAGTTCATTATACAGAGTTTGAGCCCAAACATCCTCAAATAAGAAGAAGACGTACAGTTGCTGATGCTATTGCTCTCCAAAACCCAAGAGTTATGAAGTTTCAACAACCAACACAACAATTTTTAACAGCTGGAGATGGAACATTTTCTGATAGTGGTGGAGCTTCAGTTGGTGTTGCAGATTTAAGTTTACCAGGAGAATTTGCTTTTAAAACACAAGAGTTCCAAACAACATCAAATGGTTTAACCACTACTATACATAGCATGGTTCCTGAAGATCCGTCTTTACAAAATGTAAGAAGACAAGCTAGAGTATCAATTGGAAACGTAACAGTGAGTATCTCGTAATGGCCGTAACACATTCAAATTTTTTAACACAAGTCAGAAATTATACAGAAGTAAGTAGTAATGTATTGACTGATGCAATAATTCAAGATTTTATAAGAAGTGTTGAATTAGATGTAGCAGGTAAAGTGGATTATGACGACATAAGAAAGTACGCCACATCAACTTTTACAGCTGGTAATAGAGCTGTTGCAATGCCTGCTGATGCTTTAGTTTTAAGATCTGTTGAACATATTGGTTCAGGAGGTGGTAGAACTTTTTTAGAAAAAAGAGATACAAGTTTTATATCTGAGTTTAACGGAACAGGAAGACAAGGCACACCAAAGTATTTTGCTAATTACGATGCGTTCAATATAATAGTGGCTCCAGTTCCTGCTGCTGCAGATACAGTTCAAATAAATTATATAAAAAATCCACCAGAATTTACTTCAACTAACCAGACGTTTTTGGCTAAATACCAAGAGTCTATGTTGTTACATGGTGTCCTTACTGAGGCATATAGCTTTTTAAAAGGTCCCGACAACCTATACAACCTGTATAAAGGTAAGTATAATGAAGAAATACAAAATTTTGCCTTACAACAAATGGGCAGAAGAAGACGTGCGGAGTATGATGATGGTGTACCAAGAGTAAAAGTGCCATCACCATCTCCAAACAATTAATTTAAAAAGGAGGCCTTATGGCAATAACAACTAACGCAATCTGTAACTCTTTCAAAAAAGAATTATTAGAAGGAGCACACAAATTCCAAAACCCAGGTGGTAGCACATACAAATTAGCTATGTTTACTAACTCTGCGTCTTTAGGAAAATCTACTACAGGCTATGCTTCACCAAATGAAGTATCATCGCCTTCAGGATACACAGCTGGTGGAAAAGCACTAGTAAACGTAGGAACATCTTTAGCGACAAATACAGCTATCACTGATTTTGCTGATTTATCATTTGTCGGTGTAACACTGACTGCAAGAGGAGCTTTAATCTACAATACAACCACTGCCGGTGGATCAAACACTACTGACGCTGTTTGTGTATTAGATTTTGGTGGAGATAAAACTGCAACTTCAGGAACTTTTACAATTCAGTTCCCTGCATTTACTACTTCTGCTGCAATCTTAAGAATAGCTTAATTATAAGGTTCCGATGCTATGGCAGAACGTATTTATACAGTAACCGTAGCATCGGGTGACCTATATGGTGGAGGTACAGGCAATGTCTATTATTTGGATGGTGCTAGAAACTCCACTGGCCCAGGAACAGTATCTTGGGTTGAAGGTGGTACTTTAAGATTTGAACAAAGTGATTCAAGTAACGATAACCACCCTTTAATTTTTTCTACAAACACCAGCACCTCAGGAATAATATCATCTGGAGTTACTTACTATCTTGATGGAAGTAGTAACCAAGCTGCTTACACAAACACGACAACTTTTAACGCAGCTACCACCAGGTATGTTGAAATAACACCTTCATCTCAAACTGATTTTTTTTATTTGTGTTATGTGCATGGTATTGGCATGGGAGGTATTTTTGACATCACCTCAACAACATGGGGCGCGTTAGATTGGTCTGAAGGATTGTGGGGAGAACAGGGTAATTTAAATGCTACTGTAACAGGATTATCATTGACCAGTGCTACTGGAAATGAATCGTTAGCTGCTAACGCAAACGTAGATGTTTCAGGAATTGCACTTGCATCATCTGTGGGAACTTCAATAGGAGGAGCTTCATTCATACTCTCAACGACAGGTCAAGCAGCTTCACTATCTGTAAATTCAGTCATTGCTGGAACTGGAGATATTGTAGGATTAACTACTGCTGGATTATTAAATTCATCAGTTGGTTCAGTAACTGCTGAAGGAATTATTGAAGTTGGTTGGGGTGGAGATGCGTGGAACTTAAATGCGTGGGGTCAATTACAACCATTTGAAAATGTAACTGGACAATCTTTGACAACTGCCATTGGTTCAGAGACAGTGACCGCAAATGCAGATGTTGATGTAACTGGACAATCTTTAACAATATCTCAAGGTGAAGACACTTCTGGAACATCACATACTCAACAAGTTACAACTGCAGGATTACTGCAAATGTCTTCTGAGTCTAGTGTTATTAATATTGGTGTCCCTGTTACTGGAATTTCATCTTCAATGTCAGCTGGACAAACAACTATTGATTCAACATTCTTAATTGGTGAAGGTTGGGGCAGAGACAGCTGGGGTAACCAGGCATGGGGTGTAAATTATTCTGTAGCTGTAACTGGTCAATCTTTAACATCATCAATTGGAAATGAAGATTCTAATACAGACTTTACAGCGAACATAATTGGTCAACCACTCACGTTAAGTTTAGGAACTTTTTCAATTCAAGTTGATCAAGATATTTCATTGACTGTGTCTGAACACACAATGACTTCATCTATGGGATCTCCATCTCTTGAACAATCAACAACTGAAGAGGTGACAGGACAATCTTTAACAACAGCTGTCAATTCTGTAGAGGCATTCCAAAACACACCTGTTGATGTGACAGGTATTGCTATGAGCATGTCACTTGGTAATGAAGCTCTAGAACAAAACACTATTGAGCCTGTTACTGGTCAAGCATTATCAACAAGTATTGGTAATGCCACTGAAATACCTCAACAAATTGTAGGGGTATCTGGCTTATCTTTAACGTCAGCGATGGGAGAAGAGGGCACTGAATCGAATGCAAATGTGGCCCTTACAGGCATAGTCTTGACTAGTTCTGTAGGCGACCTTAATATCACACCATGGCAAGAGGTTGATTTAGGAGTTACAAATGTTTGGACTACAGTTGATTTGGCTGCTTAGGTAATGTAAAATAAGAACTTATTAAGGAGAATTTTTTATGGCATCAAGTTATTCATCAGATCTAAAATTGGAGCTAATGGCTACCGGTGAAAATGCGGGTACATGGGGCGACAAAACAAATACAAACTTAAATTTAATTCAACAAGCAATTGCTGGTTTTGAACAAGTTACACTGTCAAGTGGTGGTACACTTGCTCTTGCAATGACAAATGCTCAGTTATCAAATGCAAGAAATTTAGTTATTAAATTTGCAACTGCAACAATTGCAGCGAGCACAGTTTGTACTATTCCAGATTCAATAGAAAAATTTTATATCTTTGATTGCACAGGATTAACTAATCCTTCAAATCTTACAATTAAAACTGCTTCAGGAACAGGATTTACTCCTGATGCTGCAAAAATTTACGCAGCTTATTCTGACGGAACAAATTTAAATGAAGTGTCATTAGACACTTTAGGTGGCACAGTAGCTGCAGCACAAATTGCTGATAGCGCAGTAACCACTGCAAAAATTGCTGATGATGCTGTGACTTCGGCTAAAATTGCTGATGACGCTGTTGTAACTGCAGCGATTGCTGATGATGCAGTAGCAACTGCAAACATAGCTGACGATGCTGTCACTGCTGATAAACTTGCAAACACTGCCGTAACTGCTGGATCATATACAGTTGCATCAATTACTGTAGATGCTCAAGGAAGAGTAACAGCGGCTTCGTCTGGAGCTGCAGGTGGAGGAGGATTCGCTCCTTTCAGAAACACAAGTTCAGGAAGTGGTACACACACTACTCAAGCTAACGCTTCTAAAATGATGGTCTACCTAAGAGGTGGCGGAGGCGGAGGCGGAGGCCAGGCTCAGTGGACGGGCCAGGGCGGAGGAGAAGGTGGCGGAGGCGGATACGGCCTTTCGGTTCACGATTGCTCTGGATCACAAGGTCATGCATACTCATTAGGTAATGGTGGAAGTCCAGGAAATGCTGGTAACCCAGGTAATGGTGGAAGTGCGGGTAACGCATCAAACTTTGGATCACCATCAACTTTTATTACTGCTAATGCAGGTAACGCAGGTAACGGAGGAAGACATCCCAACCAAGGTGGTAACTCAAATCCAGGAAGTCCTGGTAACCATACCATCAACTCAGGAAACCATACATTGGGATCTAATTATACACCTGCAGGTTTATATACTCTACCAGCATCAACACAAAATGGTGGTAACAACCAACAAGCAGGTGGTACAGGTCACTTATTTGTATTTGAAAGTATTTAAAGGAGATTATTATGGCATACTTATTATTTAAAGCAGACTCTGCAAATCAAACAGGAGTTCTCCAAGCAATGGCTGCAGATCAAACTGCCATTGATAATGCCGTATGGATAAACGGAGAAGCGCATCAACAAATAGATATTTCTACAGATCAATACAATCAAATTAAACAAGATCTTTTAGTTCCTGAATTTTATGATGATAATAACAATATAACTTGGCGTGATATGTCAGAAGTTGGACAAGCACCTATTTGGTCAACAGAAGATTTAGAACAACAAAGAGATAATATTGTTTCTCAATATCAAACAATAAAAGGTAATTGGCCAAGTCATCCAAAGATGTCTGAGATTGATTCTGCTATTTCTCTTTTTCAAGGATTAGATTTTTCTGCTGTAGGTGGTACTGATGACAAAAATCCTTGGTATTATGCTTATCAAGCAGATAGTTCTTATTTACATATTCTTGAAATAATGTAATAGTTCTGCTTTATGCAGATCACATTTGAAGCTCCTGGAGCACTTATTAAATCATTAGCTGATTGTAAACCAGAGCCCATAAGTCAACATATTCCAAGTTGGTTTAAGAATATTAAACACACAAAAGAGATTAAAACTGTAAAAGGTTGTATGCCTTTTATGGATGCTCTGACCATGGGTTATGCATTAAAAATAACTCACGACATGTGGGTGCAGCATAAAAAAGGCGAAGATGGTAAATATTTTACAGATG